GCTGGCTCTGCTGCCTTTGCAGTAGTCTTTGCCTCGGCTTTTGCTTCGGCCTTTGTTTCTGCCTTTGTCGCTTCCTGCGCCATGTTTAGTCCTCCTTATTGATATATTTTTCCAGCGCTGCCTCCATAGCAGCGTCAACGTACTTGCTCTCATAGAGCTCGCTGTCCTCCCACTCTTCAATGTGGTAGGTCTGCATTTTCTGAACGTCTGGCCGGTTGTACGGCCGTCTGCTGGTGAAGGTAATCTTGAGCTGCACCGCTCCGTCGTCTACCTTCTTGAGCTCAGGGTCGTCAATGCGAATCCCTCGCCCTGTTGCTTTCCCCTCGGTGTCAATCAACGGCACGAGGTTCCGGCATACTTTAAGTGCAGTCAGGGCTTTCAGGCCTAAGGCGTAGGCGTCCTCGGTCGTCTTGTGGAAAAACTTGATAAACCAGTCATACTCCATTTTGTACGTCGCGAGTGTGTCGCCGCCTGTGCCTATATCAGGGCTAGGGAAGTAGACCGCCGGCACTGCAAAGCTCCTCGGCACGTTCCAGTAGTACGGCGCGGGATTTCCTGCTGCGTCCGACGTAAATTTGATAATACTCGCTATTTCCTGCTCAAGCACGGTCACACCTCCTATCCTCCAAAATAGCTGTCAAGCCATTCCTGCAATTTAGCTTCTAATAGGTCCGGGTACATCTTATCTAAGATTCTGAGAGCGCTCTCAAAGTAGTGCTTGCCCGGTACCCAGTCTTGCTTTAGTACCATACCCGTATCTGCTGACGGGTCATAAATGAATCGGTCGCCTTTCCAGTACCCTGGAACAAAGCGCCGTTCTACACCTTTGGGATTTTTCCAATGACCGTCCTCTACATACTGCGCATAGTCAACGCCCGAGCCAACCTCAAGGGTGAGCCCTCCGTCCTCTATGCTCCAGACGTTGCCCTCGGTGTCTTTCTCAAAGCTCGCCAGAAGGAGCCTGGTGTCCATTACTTTACGCCTTATGATTTCGTCTTGCACAATACGCAGGAACTCCTCGCCCAGGCCCTCCAGGAAGAGCTCAAGCTCTTTCCTAAAATCGCCGGTCGCTGCTTTACCTACAGCGTCAAAGAACTTCCTAAACTCTGACGTATCAAAGTCAACATAACGCCCGCTCATAGTGCCTTCTGTCCTTCTGTCTTTTTGATATACACAAAGGTATGGTGACCCCGGACGTCAACCGGCTGCTCGGCTGTGTATTCCAGCCCTGTAGCGCAGTCCACGATTTTATCGTTTAACTGCACATCTGTTCCGGCTGGTAAAGTGAGCTTGATTTTTGCGTCCATAAGGTTGATGGGGTCTGTCTGTGTTATAGTGACACTCTGCGAGCGCACGCCAAAATGGCACCGCTGCTCGTGAATATCAGGCTTCGGCAAATACGAAAATGCAGGAGACGCTTCCAGCCCGTAACCGGGCGAGGTCTGCGTTTCCTGCAAGTGGTAAATATCGCAAAGGTGATTCAGTAAATTATCCAGGCTCATTGCTTTGCCTCCTTTAGAGCCGTCTCATTCTAAGCGTGACACTGTGCCTCGGCTCTGTGATAACGTAATCATCAAGCAATGCTGCGAGGTCCAGTGTGTCAATGCTTATCTGACTGGACTCGGTCGTGTAGCTGTAATCGTCAAAGGTCTCAGATTTGACCTCCTTCGCGGCGATGGCTGCATTATAGCCGTAGGCTTCGGCAAGCAGCAGAACGGCCGTTTTGACGGGTTGAGGAACTTCCTCGTAGTCGGCAAAGGTATTGTGCGTGTATGTAATCACATACTGCTCAGCCCTTGCAATATCCACGGCAAGCCGTGTGTCACTACGCTGCTGCACGTCCAGAATCTCAGAATAGTCCTTGACCTCCTGAGGGGTCACCCACGGTCTATCTGCCATACTGTAACCTCCTCTTAGGACTCCTGCAGCGCTGCCATTGTAGGACTTACAACCGACTCTTCGCCTTCGCCGTAGTCAACCTCGTTGCCTTCCTCGTCAGTAGCCGGTCCAGGTGTCACCTCTGTTGCTGCGATTGCTGCAATGAGGTCAACCTTTTTCTTGACCACCTTCGTGTCAATGCCGAGCTGTACGGCAAGAGCCTTGAGGTCCTCAAAGCTCATCGACTCGAGCTGCGCCTTGTCCAGGTGTGCTGTCTGCTGTGGAGCTGCTTCCTCCTCGTCAGTTACAAGCCGAAAATATCCGGTGGCTACCGCAGCTTCGGCGGTAGCCTTGTCCTCTGTGAACACGTCCGGCTTTTTGCTGGTAGCTGTTACCACGCCAGCGTAGGAAAGAGATTTTGTCAGTCTCAAATGAAACATATCAGCTACCTCCTCTCTTACTTCAAGCCCTTGATGATTGCGGTTGCGTCAAGCTCCTCAATGATAGGGTCATAGTCGAGGTGAGTAACATAGAAACGCTTATCCTGCATGATGGCTTCCTTGCCCTCAACAGTCTTACGGATTTTCACCCCGTAGGTGTTCACTACGATAAGGTTCTTAGGGTCAGTCAGCAAGATTGTGTCGTCTGCAAGAGACGGGCACTCAACTGCCGGAATACGTGCCGGAGCAGTATAAATGCTGTCAGGAACCGCGCCGCCTGCGCCGATAACCTTATTCAACAGGAAGAGCTCCCACTCCTGCGCTCTACGAGGAGACATAAGCCAGCGGAGCTTGCCGTTGTTGTACTTGTTCGGAATCTGAGTCAAAGCCTTATAGAACATGTCAAGGCTCATAGCGCTGTCGCTTGCTGCGTCGTACACATGGCCGCCGTTCGCAATCTGCTTAATCCAGCCATCGTTGATTTTGAGGAAGTCGTAGTCCTCATCGGAAGAGTCCGTTGCTTCGTCGCCGTTGAGGTATAAGTCCTCAAGGTCAACGCCAAGCTGAGAGGTCATAAGGTCGGTGATAATCTGCTCCAGATTCTCGCCCTCGATGTTCTCACGCAAGGTCTCCTCTGTGATTTCCCAAGGCAGACGGATGGCGGTTGTGCTGTACTCAACCTGGCTGGTGTTTACGCCTGCTCTGTAACCGTCGTCGTTGTTCTCGGTCTTTTTTCTTACGATACGGCGACCGATACCGATTTTGTCAATCTCACCCGTCTTTGCGGTGCGCATCTCGTGACGAACAAGACCGCCGAGATTTGTGGCGTCAAAAGTCTGCTGAATGAACTTTTTGGCCTGCTCCGGATTCAGTAAACCGGAAGAAAGGGAACCCGTTTCAATGGCTGCCTTTCTGATAATAGCACTGTTGTTAATTCCCATGATTTGCTTTTCCTCCTATCATTTTATTAGAGAATACCGTGCAGGTAGTGCTCGCCACCTGCTGATTTTTCAACGCTGCTGCCATTGAGGTTGCTAGGTAACCCCTTGCTTTTCAGTACCGGCTCGACTGCCTTAGCTACTGCTGCGGTAATCATTTCCTGCACCTGCTCAGGTGTTACGGCCTCTTCGTGCTGCGGCGCGAGTGCCTTTTCAATGGCTGCTTCAACCATTTTCTGTACGGAGTCAGGGGTAAGCTCTGCGCCTTCGGCCTTTTCAACCGTTCCGGCTCCGTCCTGTGCTGCCTGAGTGCCTTCCTGCTGCTCTGCGCCGTCAGTACCCAGGGCCTTTGCGATTGCCTGCTCAACAATCGCAGAAACTTCCTGCTTTGTCACTTCTTTTTCCTCCTTCTCAGGTTTAGTTTTGTTGTCATTCTCCGGCTCGGTAGTTTCGTCCTCCTTCTTTTCGGGGTCGTCCTCCGGGTCGTCGAACTCCTTCAAGAACGCGCCGAGACTCTCATAGATACCTGTGAGCGTGTCTCTGTTCTTGTTGCTCATCTTCTTGCCAGCTTTTTCAATCGGCTGGTCGGTGGAAAGAGCTTTTGTAATGCTCTCCTTGCCGGTGAGAATACTGGTGATAATCTGGCTGAACTCCTCAAGGCACTCACGCACCTTGTCCTCGTTCGTCTCATATCTCCACTGGCCGGTAATCTGGTCATAGTTGTAAAGGACCTCTTCGAGAGTGTTGAAGGCATTCCAGAAAAGTGTTCCTTTGCTGCGTGCCTCGTAGAGCTCTGTCATAGCGCCCTTTTCTACAACGTTCATTCCCAGGGCCTGGGCCAACTGTTTCAGTAGACCCTTTTTCTCACTGGTGTCCTGCTGCTTGCTTACGTTTTCCAATTCTACGTCCTCCTCGCTATAATTTCCGAGGCCTCCCATACTAAAGCCGGTAATGTCGCCTTTTTCAATGCCATCCCACACCGTCTCGTCGGTCACCTCTACGGTCATAAGCCACGTTCCTTTTTGGACTGTCTCGCCGTCAATCTCAAAGTCAGCTTTGGCAATCCAGTTTTCTACGACAGTCGCGCCTTCCAGGGGCTCAAAACTGTGCTGCAGGTCTACCTTGTCGCCGTTCTTTGCGAACCAATACGCGGCCTTTGTGATTTCCTCCTCGGTCATAAAATTGCCGTGGCTGTCCTCCTCCAAAGGCTCATACACAATGCCTGTAACATAGTGGGTTTCCTCGTCGGCTTTAATAATTCTGCCGTAGGTTGTAAACGCTGCTTTGCCGTCGTCGGCCTTCTTCAAAAGAAACTGCCGCTTGTTGGCTGCTTTGTCCACAAGGGACACAAATTGGATTTTCGCGTCTGTAATCTCATAAGCCTTTTTTACTTTTCGCACTGTTTTCACCTCCTTTCTACGCGAATGAATATATAAAAAGCAGCGTGGCTACAACTGCTTTCTACCTGGTTTAGTCTTTTGGTCTCCAGATTCGTCCATATTTGAGCTTTCAGGCTTTGGGCTGACAAATTACCACTTGACCTCTTAAAACTCAAATATGGAGACCGTGGACGTCCTGGGAGCTGCTCTGGCTCAATCACTTGCAGCTCTACCGCAAAGCAAGCGTGCGCCCTGCTTTTCGCAGGGCCTCCAGATTTGTCCATATTCGAGTTTTCAGGCTTTGGGCTGACAAATTGCCACTTGAACTCTTAAAACTCAAATATGGAGACCGTGGACGTCCTGGGAGCTATTCTGGGTCAATCCCAGCCTTTGCACGGTTGGCCGCGTCAAGCTCTTTCTCCCATTCGTCGTCCATTTCGTCAATCGCCTGCTGCTGCAAGGCCTGGCGTTCTTCCAGAGTCAAGCCGAGAATATCCTCGTTGACCACAGGCTGGTCTATGCAATGGCAATTTATCCGCTCCTCAGGCGGCAGGATGGTGTCACCTGGGTACATTGGATTGTAGATATTGCCGTCTGCGCCGATAAGCTCAAAGGCTTCGCTCTTTGAAACTCTCGTGCCGTCCATGTCAACATGATTCTCTCTCGGCTGGTTCCTATACGCGCCAGTGTGTCGCCACATCTTCTCTGCGACAGAAGGGCTTTGCATAAAGGCCTCCTGCTGAGCTGCCCTGTGCGCCGTGAGTACCTCAGTCAGTGCTACACGGCGAGCTTTATAGTATTCGTCACGAATACCGCTATCGAGAATGCTCCTGGTGAACTCTGCAATACTGCTGCCCTTTTCCAGTCCGGTCGTGAGAATCTTCTCAATTTCCTTGTGGCTGTTGAGCTGCATTACCTGGCCGAGCTCTTCGCTCCAGGACTCAACCCATGCCGTTGTACGCTTAGAGAGGCGGTCAGCCTTGAGGCTCTTATCCGTCTTAGCGAGATAATAGCCGACGTATTCCGGCATGAACTTCTTGAACTGGTCCTTGAATATTGTCACGAGGCTGGCTTTCAGGCTGTCCTTATACTTGACACCTGGCCATATTTCTTTGGCAAAGGTCTCAAGGTCAACGGCCTTCTCAGCCTCTGCGATAATGTAGGCGGTCTCTTCTGTCAGTGCTGTGGCGACGCCGTCCTCAATGTCCTCGATATAGTCAAGGGTCTTTTTGCTCTCGGCATAGCCCTCGTCGTCAAGGTTTTCAGCGAGGTTGTCGTCCGCCTTCTCTATAAAGTTGTCAATCGCCTTAATCAGCGGCGCGCAATACATGCACATCTCAATCACCACCTAGCTTTATTAGTTAGTTGTCACTAACCTATGGACAAAAAAATTTATTTGTTCTGGCTCTCCATTTTCAGGAGAAGGCTCTTGACCTCTTTCATTACTGCCACAACGGCGTCGTCGTGGTTGCTTGCCGCTTTCTCAATCTGCCGCTGCACGCTCATTGTCAGCGTACCCAGGTCAAAGCCGGAGTTCTGACTCTTGCTATATGCAAGCGGTGTGTTGCCCCAGTCGTCCGGGTAGTCCTCTGACACCTCGCCGAGTGCCTCATAGGCAATCTGCTTTGCTTTGTTCGGCGTAAGACCGCCAGCACTGTTGCAGACAGTCAGCAGCTTATAGAGGTCGTCAGGGTTCGAGATATTCGGCTCTAAGAAGTATGCCTCTACATATTGGAACTGGTAGCCGTTCAAGAGGCGGTTGTTAATCGCCCAGGCAAGGCTCTTGCGTTCCGGCTGGAAAACCTGCTCCTCTGTTACCTCCTGGGCGGTCTGTGCCGTGGCTCTGTTAAAGTCCGTCGTATAACCCACATAGAGGTCGGGAAGCTGGAAGGACGATTGCACCTTCCGGCGGTTGTTGTCGAGGTAGTCCTGGAAAAGCTCGTCCTTTTGGAGAATGTTGGCGAGGTCCTTCACCTCGATTTTCGGCTTTTCGCTCTGGTCAAAGTCCACACGGCCGTCGCTGCTCTCGGTCTCGAGGATAATAAAAGCGTGCTGCCCCTTCTCGCCCTTGATGTCGTTCATGTACTGCTGCAGCTTGTCAAAGCTCTCGTCTGTCAGCGTGCCGCCTTCAATCATAATCATCAAAGGCGTGTGCCGACCATTCTCAAAGTAGTTGTTGTTGAGGCCTTCTGCTTTCCTGCTGCCGTCAACACCTAAGACCTGGCCAATCCAACGCACCTCACCATAAGGCTCTGTGCCGATAGCGAACTCCATAATCTCGTTGGCCTGCCGGTCAAGCTCAAGGGTCTCTCCCTCTTTCAGGTACTCACCTGTGTGGTTGTCCATGATACGAGGGTCGCCGAACTCCTTGAAAAATACAGTCTTGCCGCCGATGTCCTGGCGGTACTTGCAATAGCGTTTCTTGCGGTCAAGCTGCTTGCCGTGATGGTAGTAGGTCGTTGAGATATAAGGGTCAAGGGGCTTCGTCTTTTTCACAAACGGCGTGTCCTTGATAAATTCAAGCTGTACCACGTCGCCAGCAAAATCACGAATCACCTCAACGTAGGCTATGCCGTAAATCTCGCGGGCCTCGATGACGTCCTCAAAGACCTCCTTCGTGTCCTGCTCAATCGTCAGGAGCTCGATGACTTCCTGGAGCTTCTGAAACTCTGCCGCGCGCTCCGGTGTCTCAGGCTCGTCGGTGATATACCGAACACCGATACCAAAGCCCGCGATATTATTCTTATAAGCTCTCACGCACTGCGGCAGTATCGAGCTATGCTTCACCATGTTCTTAAGACCTACGAGGTCAACTGGTGGTGTTATCCAGTCGCCTGCGTTATAAGCGTCCTGGACAGTAATTTGTGTGGAGCTGTCCGCTTTAGCAACAGGGGCCTGCTCCTTAATGATTCGTACTTGTGTACGTGCCTTATTTGTCGCCATTCTGCTTTGCCCCCTTCTTCTTCGGCGGTTTTACCGGCAAACACAAAAGTAGAACGCAGTCAGCCTCATCGGGTGAAGCTAAGCCACGTTTCTTCATTTCCTCTTTGCTTTCCACTTTAATCTTGCTCTGGTCGGTGAGTCCGTACTTCCTACAGCTTAGCTGCGCTTTCAGGTCCTCATCGTCCGGCAATATCAGCTCTACCGGCTTTGGCCGTCCCTGGTCGTCAAACGGCTGCAGGAGACTCTTGACCACTGCCATCATATATGTAGTGCTGTCGTAATAGTATTTATGCTTTATCCGCTTGCCAAACTGCACCGGATAAATCTCTAACCACCAAAAACGCTCCGGGTCATTCCTTTTAATCTGCCGGAGCCGGTCAGTCACGCCGCCGCCCACGCCACTGTCATCAATCTTGACGGGAATAGGGTCGGCCAGGTGATACCTGCGGACCAGGCTCTCGCCCAGCACCACAATATCGTCCGCGGTTTTCATGGTGTCCTGACCTTGCCTCTGCTGGTAGAGGTCAATTTTCTCGTCTACGCGGTAGCCGATAACCGTTTTGTTATCGCCGAACCTTGCAACGTCGCAGCCGATATGCACCAGGGTAGGCGTACCTCTCTGCGTGTACTCGGTCATAACAGATTTCTCTACAATAGAGAGCGGGATAAAAATGTCGTCCTCTTGCAGAGGGAACTCTCCCGCCACACGTACACGGAACACGTCGCTGTCCTCGCCGTACATGTTTATGATAGTCTGCACGAAGTCCTTAGAGACTCGGCTGCTGTTCCTGCCATCTATATGGAAGGTCGCATAGCTCTTTCGGTTTTTGTTATGGCTGTCATAGAAAAAGCCGGAGAGCTGTGTCGGGTTGCCGCACATCAGGAGTCTCGCCCCTGGCGTTGACAGAGAGCCGAGGACCGGCTCAAATATCGTATCGCTCACGCCGCTCGCCTCGTCTATAATATAGAGGACCTCCTCAGCATGGAAGCCTTGCAGGGCGTCCGGGACGCTCGCGGTACGTGCCACGGCGAACCACTCTTCCGGGTGGCCGTTCATATAGAGCTTTTCTTTTGTCCATATCAACTCTTTCGAGAGAGCTTTGTTATGCCTCAGCCATTTGCTCACCTCAGCCCACAGAATATCGAAAAGCTGGTGCTGCGTCGGTGCAGTGCAAGGGATTTTGGGATAGGGCCTTGTTACCATAAACCAGATAATCGCCCAGGCCTCAACGGTACTCTTGCCAACGCCGTGACCGCTTCGTACACTGGTCATTTGATTCACCGCCAGGCTCCTGAGAATCTTCGCTTGCTCAGGGTCCGGCACTGCACCGATAATATCCTCAACGAACTCCACCGGATGGTCGGCATAATATAGAATAGCCTCAGTCGTCAGCATCGTCGTCGGCCTCCTTTCGGCGTTTATACGCTTCGGCGACGGTATCAGCCAGCGAGGTCTCAGCGGCTTCTTTCTGCTCGAAGAGTCCCAGGTATTTATCTAAAAGCTCAATCGCTCTCAGCTTGTCATGGAGCTTCACTTCCATACCGCTCTGGCTCTCCTTAATACCGGCAATCGCCTTGAGCTTCATAGGGTCCAGCTTTGAAGTCGGCGTAAACTCAACATGGCTCAATGCTCCTTCGCCTTCTATCTTTGCATAGTCGGCGCCGTTCGCAAAGGCGATGGCTGCCAGTTCTGCGATGATGGTCTCCTGGGAAATTTCCAGCTTATTCTGTATTTTGCCTCGTCTTTTCTGCAATTCTGCTTGAATGTGAGGTTTTGTTAAGAGCTCATTTGCTATGTTTCTAGCTGTCTTTGCTGAGTACCCGGCACGAATCGCTGCCTGTGTAGCGTTTAGGTCGATGAGGTACTCGGCAACAAACTTTTGCTGCTTCGGCGTCAACTTCCTTTCCGCCACACTTTCACCTTCTTTCTGTATAATCAAAAACAGACCCGTGCAGTCTATGTGCTGCGGGTCCGTCCTTGCTTCAATCAAACATCTGTTCGATTTTCGACAATATCATCTTATCACGAATTGATTGTAACTAACATGGCCTGCTCAGAAATTTTTTGCAAAGCTATGCCGTGAAGCCGGAGTGTCCAGCGGTAGGAAATATCTAAAAGCTCCATAATCTCCTCCCACTTTGCATGTCGCAGGTACCTGGCCTCGAGCAGCAGCTTCATATTGCCGTCTGTCAGAAGGTCGATAGCCTCCTGGACAATCCGGCGGTCATACTTTAAAGCCTCAACCTCTTTCAGTATATCCTCCTCGATACATACAATCTCAATCGCACACTTCTCAATCTTGCAGGAAGGCGTGAGCCCGAAGGTCGTAACCTCTTTAATCTCCTGGGTAATTGATTCGGAGAGCTCCCTGTAGTGCTGTATGAGTTCCTGTTTCTCTTTTATCCTCTGTTCGTGGTAAAAG